TCGCCGCGCAGCGCGCTCTCGGCCACGGTCTTGCCGCCCTTGCCGCCCGTGAACTTGTTGGCCTCTTCGAGCAGCTTGGTGATCGGGATATCGACGCGCGAGACCTTGATCTTGGTATCGTTGGTGAGATCGCCGTCCTTGGCGTCGAGCCCGAGCTTGGCCGCCCACCGATGATGCCCGTCGAGCACGTAATCGTCCTTCGAGATGACGATGCGCACGTCGAGCTTGCCGCCTTCCTGTTCGAGCCGGTCCATGTTGGCGGCGACTTTCGCGCCGTTGAGTTCGTCCTGCGTGGCGCGCAGGTTGGCGGCGCGCTCGCTTTCCTTCTCGACCTTGTAGCCTTGCGCCTTGAGGTGATCGAGAAACTTCGCCGTCTGCTCGGCGTCCATCTGCGGCATCTTCACGCGCGGGATGCCCTTTGACTCGGTGCAGAACAGGTTGGTGCCGCTGACGGTCACGTCGCACAGATTGAACACGGGCGCTTTCTGGCCTTGCTTCTGCCAGCGCTGCGCTTCCTGCCCGAGCTTGGCGATCAGCGTCGAGACTTTCTTCGGCTGATCAAGCTCGACCTTCCGGCCCTCGTAGAGCGCGCGCGCGGCGTCCTCGACTGAGGTCGTGTAGATCGAGCCGTCGGGGCGCTCGACCGCGTGCTTGGAATAGCCCTCGCCCGGATGCTTGCCCTTGCCGCCGCCCGACGGCTTGTCCTTGTCGCCGCCGCCGTGCGGATGCGAGCCCTGGAAGCGGCCCGTCGCCGGGTCTTGGATGTAGTCTACGTCGGCCGCGCGCGGCTCATAGGTGCGAAAGTGCAGCGCGTCATCCATGTCATCTGTGCAGTGGCGGACCAAAGACTTGCCATCCCAACAGCAGGAACAGCACGAACAGCAGCACCGCGTTGCCGCCTATGGCGTATTGCCCGCCGACGATGCCGAAGTGGGTCAAGAGGCCGAACACGAGCCAAATCAGCATCAGAATCCAGTAGCAAAGACCGAGCGTCATAGCTTCGCCTCCGCTGTCGCTGCCTTCACCGCCCACATGGCAGCTTCCTCGTATGCCGTCATCGCGAGCGCCTTCAATCGCGCAACATCGGCGCGGTCGCCGGGCAGCGCGTCGACGAGGTCGATTAGCTCCGCGCTCTTCTGCTTGATCTGATCGACCGAGCTATCCGCGCTCGGATTGAACTTGATGCGCACGCGGTCTTCGCCGAGCGACATGGTTGCCTCGCTTGTGATGGATGGCCCGGCTCCGCCGGGACCGACGGCAAGTCTTGTTCCAGGGAGCCGGGCCGAACCCCGCAGCCGTGATGCGCATTTCGCAGCGGGGAGCCGAATTCCGTTCTTGATCGCGCTGACCGAGAATCAAAATCTTTTCGTCAATGGGTTAGCGGGATTCCGGTCGCGGACTCTTCGGCATGCGTCATAGCGACTACGCAACGCATGTGCAAGAAACATCGATGCCACCGAAAATCGCGATTCCGAATTTTGATTCCGGTCGTTGAAATCATTGACCGATCTGCGATGAAACACGCCCGCGAGTCGCATCCGCAAATTCAAGCCGACGAAGTTTGGTAGACTCGCCTCACGTTTGGTCGGAGAAGTTCCGACCGGCGGGCTGTCTGACAAGTGAATAGGAAGACAAGAGAGACCCGACCCGGGGGGCGATTCGATAACCTCGGGTCGGGGAAGTTGGACGAAAAACAGAGACGGAGACCACTATGCCGAAACGACCGAAACCAAGCAAGGCCGAAAAGCTCAACCGGGCCATCGAGCGCTGGCAGCAAAAGCAGGAAGGCGCGGTGATCATGCTGCGCAAGTCTGCCGAGATGCTGGCGAAGTTGCACCGGCAGCGGCGGCGGATGCTCGCCACCATCCCGCGCCCGCCCCGCGATCTCGATCAAATCCCTGCGGTGCAGGAGATCATCGAGGCAGCGATGCCGACGAGCGCGAGCAAAGGCGATGACGACGGCGGCATCCCCGAATTCCTGCGGCGCGGACAAGCGGCGCAGGACGCGGTCGATGCCGAAGTCGACAAGGCCAATCGCCGACTACAGGCGATGGCGGACCCGCGCACCAAAGAGAAGCGGGCCGAGCGCCGCGCGGTCGAGCGCGAGAAGCGCGAGGCCGATCTGCGCGGCAAGACCCGCAAGATGCCGCTCACCGGGAAAGCTGCGCTCGACGCCATCAAGAGCGGATGCTAAGCTCGCCGCTCCTTCGAGGACACCCTCGACTTGGGCCGCCCCCTAACCGGGGCGGCCTTTTCTTTTCGGCTGCGCGTAGTCGTGGCGGCCGATGTGGGCGACCGACGCGAGCAGCGCCACCTTTTTGATTTGCATGATGCGCCGATCAAGCTCGTGTTTCACCGCGTCGAATTCCGCCTGCGAGATCGCGAAGCGATTGCGGTCGTGCACGGCCTGCCGGATCGAGCGCGCGGCCTCGTCGAGCGTCGTCATGGGATAGTCGGTGATCATCCGAACTCGAAGTGGCGCTCGATGCAGCCGTCGCAGAAGCTCGCGCCGCTGCCGTCTTCCTTCCACAGCATAAGCGGGACCTCGGGCAGCGGGCCATGGCAGATCGCGCATAGTGCGCGCCGGGGGCTATCGGGACGGCCCCACACGATCACGACCGGCAGGTCGGTCTTGAGCTTGAGCTTCATGTCGCAAAAACTAACCAACCAGAGCCTCAACGTCTATCGCTGGCGACTTGCGCGGCGCGACGCCGACCGCCATGGCGAGCGCGATTGCGCCGTCGATGCGGCCGGTCGATTTCTTCTTGCTGAGCTTTTTGTTCTTCTGCTCGTCGTGCACGACGACGGCGTTGGCGATGCAGCTTTTGAGCACCGGATGATCGCCGTGCGCGAGCGCGCCGTCGAGCAATATCTGCCCGAGTTCGCGCAGCGCCGGGGCCATCGAGACATAGCCTTGGCCGAACTCGACGAAATGCTCGGCGATGAATTGCTCGCTCATGCCCGCCTTTTCCAGCCACGGCTTGAATTGCGCGAAGTGCCAGCGGTCGAACGCGATCTTGGCGATGCGGTAGCGACCGAACAGATCGCGCAGATGATTGGCGACGTATTCGTAGCTCACCGACTTCCCGGGCGTCGTCTCCAAGAATCCCTGGTTATGCCACAAGTCCCAAGGCGTGCGGTCAAGCTGCGCCTTCTCCGCGAGCCCTTCCGACGGCAGCCAAAACGTCGGGCGCACATGCCACTTGCCATCGATGTTGCCGATCAGCACGAGCGCGGTCAGGTCGGCGACTTCGGCGAGATCGAGTCCGCCGTAGAGATCGACGCCGTCGAGCGGCGCGACTGCGCCATTGTTCGCTGCCCACACGTCCGGCGTCACGAACGGGTTCTCGACGACCACGCGCTGATTGAGCACGAGGTTGCGGAAGGTCGCCTCGGATGCAGGCATGCGGCGCGCGTTCTCGGCCTGCGCCAAGACTTCTTTGAGCGAGAGATGCTGCCCGAGCGAGGGATTGGCGAGCGCAATCGTGTCCGCGTCGAACGGATCAAGCTCCGACGGCGCGGTATATAATTTGCAGATCACGCTCTGATCGTGGCCCGCGAGCGCGTCGTCGATAAGGATCGAGAGCAGATCAGCGTCAGTAGGGGCCTGGGTCGAGATGATGATCGAAAGGGGCTCGGCTTGCGCGCCGGTCGCGGTTTCGAGCGCTTCGTAAAGCTCGGAACGCGGGCCACGAACAAGTCCAAGCTCATCGTGGACAACGAGCGCTGGCGAAAGTCCATAAGCTGTTGTCGCTTCCGCACTAAGCGCTCGATATCGCGTTCCGAGATCAGGGCAGGAAAGGGATTTCGCGCTTTCATGGATCAGCACCGCGTCGCGCAACAGCGGGTTCATCCTAATCATCTTTGCGGCGAGATTGAACACGAGCGCAGCCTGATCGCGCGACTGCGCCGCCGAATAGATTTGCGAGTTCTGTCTGCCTTTCGCTTCCGGTCCGCAGACGTGCAGCAACAGAATGCACGCGACCAGCGTCGTCTTCCCGTTCTTGCGCGCCACGCTCAAGATCGCGCGCCGCGTTGTCGCGACGTTGTCGTAGATGTCCCTGATCCAGTCCTTCTCCCAATCGAGCAGCCGCACCGGCTGGCCGACATGCGCGCCCTCGGGCACGTAACAGTGGCGCTCGATCCAGGCGATGTTGCGCTCGCCGCGCGTGAGCTTCCTGCGGCGATAGCGGTTGGTATTGCCCCGCTCCCATCCCGGCCCTGACTTGCGCTCGGGACGATACGTGCGCGTGCGGTCATCGGGTACGTCGCCGACGCGCGGTACGAGCGCGCGCTTGCGCGGTCGACCGACGGGATTTCCGGTGGGCTCAGTCATCCCAAGGCTTGCGCAGAACTTGGTTCTTCACGGCCGCGTCGACCGTGACTTGCCGAGAGATGCGCGTGATCTTGGTGAGCCGAAGATCGGCACTATGCTGGCGAACTTGGCGGCTCGCAGCGTTGTAAAGCTCGATCAGCGAGGCGACCTTGTCCTCTTTCCAGCG